AAATTATGCAAATCTATTTCTTTATGTTTTGATAAATATTTTTTTATTTCATTTTTACTGTTTTGTTTTTTTATGCTATCAAACACTTTAGTTTTTGTAGGTGTTGCTAATTTTTTAAATAAATAATGTATTGTCTTTATATGATTATTTAAAGTTAATTTATGTTTGGTCTGGTAATCAAATGTTTTTATTTTGTTTTTAATAACCTTTCTAAGCATTTGTAATTGATCATCTATATTATTAAACAAATAGGGATAATCTGTTCCTACTAATTCAGGAAAAGTACACCTATTTGGCAATATAGTAATCTGGTCATTCATAATACTTTCTGCTATACTTATACAATAAGTTTCGTGCCTACTATTTATTGTATTACTATGGCATTTGGCTAATTCTTTTAAATAATCAGTATGCTTTGTAAAAGATTTTACGATACAATATGGTTTTTTATTTATAGTATTAATATTGTCTTTGTCTCCTGCTGTTAATATAACTTGAAAATCTAATCCCTCATCCCATAATTGATCAAATTGGTTAAATGTAATTTGCCAATTTTTATAACCATCTAATCTGTGATTATATATAAAAGTAAATTTGTCATATTTTTTTATGCTTTTAATTTCATTAACATAACCACCAAGACTTATAACACTTTTTTGCCTTAATAATGTAATTTTATCTTCTTTTAATATATCATTTGCTTCTTCTAATAACATATTAAAACAATATTGTGTATGGAAAAAATTCATATCAGCACCTAAACTACCTACTATTTGATCATATAAAATATGGATGCAAGGCAAATAACTTGTAACCTTTTCTAAACTTCTATGTATAACGTAATGGTGATAATTAAAAACTTTTGGTCTAAAATCATCCACTATAGTATCTTGAAAGTATTTTAAATGGTGTCCTTGCTCAACTACGTTATTCCATATTATATCAAATGAATATTTTTTAAAAATTTGTTTAAAAATGTTTGAATTAAAATGAACTACTTGATGTTTTTTACTTTTTGGCATTGGTATTTTTAAAATTTTTACCAAAGAATTTAAATCATCTTTAACATATTTTCTATTAGAATCAATTAATAAAAAAAAATTATATTTATTTGTTTTTAATAACTCATTACATAATTGCTTAATAATAATATAATTTGAATCAGCATTTAAATTATCTACCGATAGCATTGGATATATTAATATATTTAATTTTGTATTTTGCATACTACATTTGGATATTTTTTAATAAACTTTTCAAAATCATTTTCCATCTTTTCATATTGGTAATATGGCATAGTTAAATTAATTACAACTTCATTTTTATTTGTTTCATTGTTATCCTCAGTAAACTCACCTTCATCAAAGGCTTCTTCTAATTCTAAAACATCCAAACCCCAATGGTTTAGTTGTTGAGTGTCCCATTGGTTTGCAATTAAATCCCAATCCCATTGACCATATCCTACATTGTCTTTTATTATAAATTCTTTTAATTGTTCTTTATTAAATGAATCTGCTTTTATAATGTAAACTTCTTTTAAACCTATTTCAATACAGGCTTTATATCTCATATTACCACCAAGTATAATATTGTCTTTATCTATAATAATTGGTCTTAATTTTAACATTTCAGGAAATTCCTTAACACTTTTGACCAATTTTTTAAATTTATAGTCCTTTATAAAACGTGGATTTTGTTTATTGGGGTAAATTTTATTTATATTAATTTTTTCTATCATCCTATATATATAACGTATTTAATTTATTTATTTAAATTGTTAATCAACAAAGTAATTAATTGTAATTCTTTAAGTAATCCTAATATTTCTCTTTCATTTAAATTAGTTCTGTTTTGTGTTTTTTTGTTTTGTGTATAACTACAATTATAAATTATAAATTGAATTAGGTTGTTTTTATAATTTACATAATAAATATAATCTTCAACATTATCAATTTTGGTCATTATTTTGTTAGAAGTTTTAGCAAATTATAGCATTGAATATACTTTAATTTTGCTTTACTTTTATATTGTTTTTTAAATAATTTATAAAGTTTTTTGGTGTATTGGTATTTAGTGGTACAATTATTAAAATAATTTTTAGCAAAAACCTTTCCTTTTCCTTTAAAATAATTTACGTTATCTGCGGTGTCACCAACTATCATTTGTTCATAAAAGTTATATAATGCTTGTTGTGGTGTTATATCAATAATTTTTTTATGTTTATAATGATAATTATACATTAAACAAGGAAATTGCTTGTAATCTTTATCTATTGAAACAATCATAACTTCATCTCTGCCAAATTGATCACTCAATGTTTTCCAATAACGAGCAACCATATCATCTGTTTCAATACCAAAACCATATTTGCTATCATAATTGTCTTTTACGTATTGGTGCATTTGATGAAGTAAAGGTGGTAATGTTTGTTTTTTTCTATTGGCTTTATAATTTTTGGTTAATAATTTTCTAAAATTACCTTTGCATCCATTAAAGGTTATAACTTTTTCAATATTATAAACCTCTTGCAAATCATTTATTATTCCCATATATTGCTCATCGAATTTAGATATACAATCATTTATATCTAAATAATGTGGTAAATCATCTGGAGTTATTTTTGTCCTGCAACAACTAGCAAACACTAAACTATCTGCATCAATTAATAAAATCATTCTTTATTTCTTGTATTATATCTTATTGGTGATACCACAGGTTTTTCATCTAAATTTATTGTGTCTTTATTTATAATTTTTCCTTGTAAATCAATTACAGTATAATTGTGTTGTACCAATAAATCTATAGCGTTGTTTATTGTCTTTGCTTGTGTTCTATAATGATCAAAAATCTGATTTTCAAAAGCATTTGGTTCGTGTGCCATAATTTAATTATTTAATTAATTGTAAGTTAAGTTCTTTTGCAACGTAATTTATATGTTTTTGAGTTGTAACAGACCACCAACCTAATTGATTTAATGTATTGCCTTTAATTGTGGCAACGTGGGTGGTGTAACTCCAAACTTTATTTCCTTGTATTGCTAAATTTTGTTTGTATTTTTCTAATTTCTGCATATTTATTTATTAAAGGTTAATTTTGAATTTGATAATCTTATAATTTTTTCCTGCTGTGTACCTAAAACCCTACCACATAATGGTATAATTTGTGTGGTATATTGTTGACCTTTTTTTATTACTGCATATTTGCCAAGTGATTTTTGTACAGTAAGGTTGCGATTAGCAATAAAATCTTCCTTTGAAGCATAACCACATTTACCATTATATGTTTCTAATTTATGATAGCCAATAAGTTTGCCATTTACATAAAAATCCTTGTGGTAGCCAATATTTTCAAAAATTGTATTATTCATAGGTTATATATTAAGTCATAAATATACAAAATATATATTATATAGGCAAATTTTTTTAATAATTCAAATTTATTTTACTTGCAAGGTTTTCTTTAAGTAAATAAACAGGTTTTAATAACCTTTTTTTTGTCCATAATGTGGTGTCTGGACAATACATTTTGACAGGTTTAGGCATTTGTATTGTATTTAACCAAAACATAAAATTTCCTTTTGGATCATTTACAAAATATAATTTAATAATGTCTTTACTCATTTCCATTAATTTATCATATTTATATTTTTCTAACATTTTATCTTCATAATATTTATTTCTAAATTTCATTTCTATAACACATTTATAACCTTTTGTTGTAAAACCAACAGCGTCATAATGTTCAAAACCATCTCCTGTCCATTTTAGATTCCAACCATCAAAATTTAAAAATTTTATTAATGTTTGTTCTAATTTTTTTATTTTATCAATTCCCATTATCCCAAATAATATTTAAATCTTTAATTAATTGATTTATTTTTTTTGGGTCACAAGTACAGGGTTCGTAATATTTATGTTTATAGTATTGTGAGTGCAAGAGACATACCAATCTAAATTGTACTCTGTTGATATAGTTTGGTTCTGAAAGCCTAAAATCTTCCCATTGTTTTCTATCATATTTGTTAAATTTTACCATTTTTTTACTTTAAATTTATTCCAATCAGTTCTCCTTTGATCACATTTACAATTTGGATATATTTTTTTCCATATATATCTTATGCCTGTATAATAAGTAAAATAATAAACTAAATCTCCTAATCTCATAATATAATATTACTCAAATGTTTATTGTTTACAAAATATGAATTACCCCAACCAAAATTTTTAATTTCTTTTAATTCAATAACTTTTTCTCTTTTTATTTCGCCAATAATTTGTACATATGGTAATCTTATCCAAACCAAAACATAACTTTTAGCAAATTTTCTTGCAAATTGCTTTTCAAATAATAATAAATTTGGTTTATATTTTGTATCAGATGCTTTAACATCTACACCATTATCAAAATCTGTTCCATTATCTGCTTCACCTGTAAAAGGTCTAATTTTATAACCTGTATGTATAGAATAAGCTAATTCACCTAAAACACCAAGATAATGTCTATACCAACCTGCTTTGTCTTTAAAACAATTTACACTATTTTTTGTTTCTGCGTGGTTATGCGTACCAGACCTTTTTAATGCCAAATCCATACACCAATCTAATTGTTTTTTTTCTAATTTATATATCATACTATTTTTTTTAGTCGTTTAATTACATTTCTATAAGTGTTATATAGTGAATGATAAGGAATTTTACTTTGTCTTGATAAAGAAGAAATAGAGGTTCCACTATCTATAATTTCAAAAACCTTTCTATCGTACCAATGTATTTTATTTAATTCATTTATAATTGTATCATATTTATTTTCGTATTCTACATCTAAAATGGTGCGAGTTAATTTTGTATGATCAAGACTTATTATTTGCACCTTTGCTTCTTTTCTTTTTAAATCTAAAAACAGGCTTTTAAGTGCTTTATATACATAATAATAATTAAAATCTTTATCACCATAATCTATATCCAAACCTTTATCAATATTTTTTTTTAATTTTATATACATCTCCATTACCAAATCTTCGGCTGTGAATTTATTACAACCAAAAGATTGGACAATTTCAATCCATATTTTATGTTTTTTGAAAATATCAACCAATAAATCTCGCATAAACAATTCAATTTTTAAGTGGGTCATATAAATCACCAATTATTATTGGTAATCCTATTTCATTCACTTTAAAACTAAATGTTTCAAATGAATAACCCCTGCTACGTTTGCATTTTACGGTTATCCAATCCTTATTTACTGTATTTGCTTCTAGTTGTATTTGTGTCTCTGTCTTTTTTTCTAAAAAACTACCTAAATGTCCAGTTGGTTTTTCAGAGCCATAATTTGAATGGATGACAGTTATAATATGACAATTATAATTTGCAGACCATTCCATTATTTTTTGAATACAAGCATTTGATTCTTCGATATTATTTACATCTGATACTAAATCAGCAATACCATCAATAATTAATAAACCTGTATTTTGAACTTTATGCTCTAAACAATACTCAATAAATTGTAATCTTTGCTTAAAACTAATTGTCCTTAATCCAAAAGTATGATAAAATTTTGAATAATCTTCTACATTCATATCTAAAATCCTTTTAAACACCTTTTGAGCGTGCCATTTACCTTGTTCAGTATCAAAATGTAAAACCTGTTTATTATTTCTATGTCCTTTTATATTACCACCAAAATTGTTTTGATCACTTAAATAAACAGAAATTAATAATGAAACAAGAAAAGTTTTTTTGGTTTTAGGTGGTGCTTGTATAAATGAGAAATTTCCATAAGTACCAATTGGTATTGGCATTAACATATCACCATATTTTGTTTTAATCAATTTTTCACCTAAAGACAAAGCTACAGGTGGATAAGTAATAATTTCTTTTGGGTTTATAATGCAATCTTCTTCGATTGCTTCCATAATTAGATACTGAACAGTTTCCTGTTCATTCATTCGTTTTTTTGTCATTAATTAAATATATGAAAAAAAAAGGAGGACTATTAATCCTCCAATTTTTAATGTGAGTTATATTTTAATATACGTCTATATTTTTTTCCTCTCGTGGGTACATCACATTTTTTTTAAAAAGGCAAATCAGATGTTTCTTCTGTACCAGAAATAATATCTACTTTTTGTTCTGCTACTTTGATCAAGTCATTTGTCCAAACTACCTTTCCATTTCCTAAATAATTTCTTTTTACTTTTGCTTCTCTTTCTTCTAATGTTTGTGAATCAGAAATAGAAACATTATTTCCATATCTTGTTTCATCATTTACATTAATGGTTAAGTTGTAATAAACTGCACCATCTTTACCTTTGATAAACTTTTCTTTAGGGAGTTTATCTACCCTAATACTTGCTGTAATAATTCCTGCCATAATTTATATATTTAATTGTTTAATAATTCATTTCTTATATAGCCAGACAAAGACATTCTTTTTTCATCTGCTTTTTGTTTTAATATTTCCTTATCTGCTTTAGTAAGTTTTAACAGCAATGCTGTATCTAATTTATTCATATTTTAAAATTTAATAGTTTTTCTTGTATATAAGGTGTAATTCTATATATTTTTTTTACATCATCTAAAGAAGCACCTTTGGACATTCCCTGTATAGCATTTTTTAATTCTGGTGAGTTGTCCAATAATAATGGTTTATTTATTTTTTGTTTATTAATGATCGGTTTACTTGCTAAATTACCATCATCGTCAATAGCTTGTAATGCCAATAAAGATTGTAATGTATATCTTCTATAATATGTAATAGCACTACCAATTTTTTGTGCATCTAAATTTTTTGGTAATTTCATAGATGATTCTATAGAACCACCATCAAGGTCAAATATAATACTTCTAACATAATTGTCTGTAATTGGTTGTAATAAAAGTAATTTGTATTTATCTAATAGTGGTTTAAGTTGACCAATTAAAGAATTAATATCAAAATATTTTGATTTATAAAAAGGATTTTTTGAATCTTTGCTAATTGCACCTATTTCTGATTGTAAATTAAAAAGTTTTGTATGGATATTTTGTTTCATATTTCGTTATATTTATTGGAATTAAATTGTTCTACTTGCAATTTTGCTTCTAATTCTTGTATTTTTTTCTGATAATAGTCCACCAAAATAAAATGCTGTTCGTAACTTATTGTTTTTTGTTTTGTCATAATATATATTTTATATTTAAAACAAATATACAAAAAATTATTTATATATAAAAAAAGGGTTAAATTAATAACCCAATTTTTGACAAAAAAACAAAAGAAACAAAGATAACTATATAAAATAGATAACCAATGTTAGTTGTAAAGATAACTATATTATTTTATTTACCAAATTTTGGTATTTATTGATCATTTCTAATAAATCTTGATTTGAATATTTTACTATTTGTTTTGATTTAATTAATAATTTTTCTGCAGTACCTTTTCCAAATTCTTGATCAAGTTTTAAACCAAATTTATATTGTTCACCATATTTCATTACATTACATCCATAACATTGTACTTTACAATTATCTACATCCCATCTTGTTGAATATGATTTTCTACTTTGAAAGTGACCACATTGCATCCCTTTTTTATAATGACTTATTTTGCCACAGGTATAACATTCTACCATTTCATTGTCTGAATCTTTTAACCTTATATATAAAGAAAATATTATATCAAGTCTTTTAACTATATTTTTTCTGGATATTTTTTTCAAATGTATTTATAACTAAAAGAAAGAAAAGAAAATAAAACAAGTAACCAGAAGAAAATAAAAGAAAAGAAAGAAAAACGTCCCCTCTAATAAAAACAAATTTTCAAAATTACCTGATCCAAACACCTTCCATTTTTCTTAGGTTGTGTAAGTTTATACATTTGTATAGATCAAATATATAAAAAAACTATTTAATATTATTTATTAGATTTTAATATTTTTGCTGTTTTTTCAATACCACGTGAAGTAAAATAAAAACCCAAAGACATTATCACTATTTGTCCTAATAAATCTACGTAATTATTTTGAATATTAAAGTCACCTATATTTCCATCGGTAACAGAAAATATTGTGTATAATAATAAAGAAAAAATAGTCAATAATGGTCTAATATTTTTACTTAACCAAGAATCAGAAATCATATCTGCTTTATGTCTTGTAGTAATTTCTTTTTCTAAATCAAGTTCAGCTTTGATGAAAATTTGTTCCATTTCTTTTTCAAATTCAGCTTTTTCTACTTTACTAAAAGTGTGTTTGTCAATAATACCAGATATTTTTTCTGCTATATTACCCCCTACATTACCAAAAAGTTTTGCTAATATATTTTTCATCTTTTGTAAATTTTATCTTCTATTTTATCAAGTCTTTTATCCTTAGCTTCTATTTGACCTTCTAAAAACTCTATACGTTGATTAATAACTTCTAAAGATTGCATAGGT